ATAATTAGATCTCGCTGAGACTGTTGTATTTGGCATTCCGTAGCTCAAATAACTAGCAGTAGTTGTACTGACATTACGACTTGTAATGCACGTCATCTTCTCAGTTTCTGCTCCGTTCTGGCCAAAAGATGCCACCTTGATTCTTACAGAACCACGCATACCAGCGAAGGCTACAGAATAATAACCCAATAACGTCGTAATAGCACCGAAATTCTTTCCATACGTGCTAGTCCGTGCATTATCAAAAGGTCCAAACTGAGTTCGGCCATAATGCATTGGAAAGGCAGGTGCTGTATATACGCAACGGTTTTCAGTATCCGAATTACCAATACCGCTCAGATAATTTCCAAACGAGTATCGCTTAATTAAATTTCTTATACTAAGATACTGCTCTCCTTTGCATATAGATCCGACGTTTCCCGCATCTGAAATTGGTACGAGAATCTGTGAATTGTCGTGTTCTGGTGAATCCTTACCTGCTTGAGTTTCGTAATCTGATATTGGAGTCATGTACCTCACATTATTATTAAGAGGGTTCATCACTTCAAAATCATCACCACATGACACATATACAGCCACTCTCACATTTTGAGAGACTGTGTCATTGGGCGACGTCAATGAATTGACAACATACACAGAAAGTTCCCCATTTCCATAGTCTAATGTAGGTCCAAACGGAGTTTTAGACCCATCTGTTCGAAAATAATCCGAATCAAACTGGTTATGGAGAATTCGTCGATATTGTTGGGCTTGAGCCCAACCAATTGTGACAGTAAAGTCAGTTTCTTCGCTAATATCGATTATCCGCGTATAAGTAGTGTTATATTCAGCAGTAGTCTGAGAGAAAGATGGATCAAACACCACCTTAATCCTTCCACGATGATAAGCCGAACTAATCACCTGAAAACGAAACTTCATAGACCCTCTCCACGAGCGAAAAGGAAGTGTGGCAAAAGCACAAGAGGTTTTATGCATCTCTCGTGCAGTTGTCCCATCTCCGGTCGTCCTTGAACGTTGAATTCCAGGATCAACTACGGTACAAAACAAGCGTGTTTCACTCGTGTCATCAGGGTTAAAAGGAAATGTGCACATATATGATTCTTTAGACCATATATTCGACAGCGCCATTTCATCTTCCGATCCAAGTCCCGTAGTACAAGGGTCAATTGTAACCTGTTGGTTAAAATCGACTGATAAGGGGATACTTGAATCAGGGGAATTCGTGTTTGCTACAGATCCTGTGTAGGCTGGTCGGTAATGAGGTATGTCTGACTGCAATGGTCGACAATACCCCAATGCGCTGGCTATATCTGAGACCGCGTTTCCAATAGTCTCACCAGCAGTTGCATATGAACCGATAACTGGAATATCTTTCATCTTTCCTGCTATACTAGCCATGCTACTCGCAGCCTTAGATATAGGTCCTTTTCCTGATTGAGGACCTATGGATCCTGGATTGTCTTGAGTGGGCATTGACAGTTCAACATCTTCTGCCCATGCGAATACACTCACATTGATGGGATCTAAACCACCATTAGCATGTTCAAGTGTACCCAAAGAACGAAGGTTGATCGTTCCTAATCTATTCCAATCTTCATTAACTATAGACAAGTACGAGTTATACCAAAAGAAGGGTAACTCAAACTCGCCAGCAGAACAATCCGTTGGGTTAAGAAACACGTGGGGTAGTTGCGAAATACGCACCAAATCCTCATCTGCGATAGAGCGATTCACATATAGTTTATCCGCTGAGGGCAATGGTGAGTAAGTCGCAATAACTCTGCCATAATAAAATGGATTGCCATTAATTGTGAATTTCACTCGTAACTTCGATCTAACAAGTGAAAAACCAGCAATCTTATTTATTATGCGTACATTTGTGAAGAATAGATCCCATGGATTAAACGTCTCAAATAAAGTGGTAGACGGATTCCATGCAATTTGCTTAATCTTCACTGGACGAGACAAAAATTCGCCTAACAAGGCGTTCGGGTTAGGAACGCTCAAGTACGAAGGATCGGGCTCACTGGAAATTACATTATCTTCTCCCAGTGCATTATCCTCAAATGCTACATTTTGTTTCTCCTGTGTGACCTCAGATATATCCATCTGGGTCTCAAATTATTCATCTCGAAAGAGACGGGGGCACTCTCGTCCCCTAACTCGTATAGCCGAGCTAGCTCTGAATTGTTCAGTATTGACTTCGAGCCTGAACTACCGCTCCTATTATTTACACAAAGTCTATTTAAGAGCATGGACCAACTCAAATCCCATGCAATATGTATGTATATCTATATATATAATGCAAATATAAATGTGTATAAATGCAAACATGTCACAACACCTAGCACATTCCGGTAACTTATTGTAACATGACACCATCCAAATCGATGGCAATTTTATTTGCGGAATCAATTCCATTAAACTTATCACAATATTCTTGATAAGTCGGAAGCATTCCGATATAATCGCGCAACTCATGTTTTTCGATGAGTTGTTCGATTTGAGCACTGCGTAGATCGAATACTTCACGTCCGTGATAGAAAAATTCGATGTGAGCAGCACGGAGAGCATTGGCGCAAATCTCGTCTTCACTAACATCACTTTTCTTGTTATACATAAAATTGTGAAGACTCTTCGCAATAGACTCAATACTCAAGTTGGCCGTATAATCCTGCAAATCTTCATTCCAATACCAACCTCTTTTCAAAAATTCTGCTTTATCAAGAGGTACGAATGGGACAGATTCGCTAATCTTATCAGCCATGGTATATGTGACCCCACATTTACCAAGTTCTTCAGAAATCACAGTATGGTCGAACTCCTTCTCTTTCCG